GTTTCCCAGTCACGATCGCGGGCAAGGGTAGTCCCTTGTCTTTTCTTTGTTCGTTCTCTAGCCAGTAAATCTGTTCCGCTCGTTGGTGCATCTGTATCTTGTTCATCTGCCCTATACCTGTCGTCTGTACCTTCGTTCTTCAGTCTGATCGCAACAAGGGTAATGGCGTTCCATGCAATGTGGACATCGTGAGGTAGTCCTGACTCTGGGTCGTAGTCTTCCCCGTCTTGCCAAGCGCTTAAGTGTCTCAGTAATGAAGCTGCGCATCCTTTGTTCCATTCCAACCCCTTCCTCCAGTTATGATCATCGTACTTTTTGGTACCGTATTCGTACACCTTAGCAATCTCATCCAAAGCATACATAGGAATCAGGTCCCATCGTGCCTTACCTTCGTTGTATCGGTTAGCTTTAGCCATTAGAATAAACACTCCTTAAGTTTGTTGTTATCCTTGAAGACTGTTCTTAACCCTACTCCTAGGTTGTCCACTACACGTTCTTCGTTGGCTCCTAGTAGAGGTTTAAGGTAAAGCTTATACACTAGGACATGGATTATTTCGTGAAGCAATGTCTCGATCTTACGTTCGTCTGTTAACCCTTCGAACAGTGTGATCGTAGTATTATTGTAGTCACAAAGGCCCCATGCTTCTTGATCTACAACTTTAACTTTCCAGTCTTCGTTTAGTATCTTAATCTTAGGAGGTAAGTACATTGGACACATAGAACACTAGGAAGATGCCATACAAGTACAGGAAGTAAGCGAATGGTTGAGCGTTACCTTCGATACTGGTGACAATACGAGCATTGATTTCAATTGCTTTAGTCTGTACCTTTTCCCACACATCAATCAGTTTCATTTTGTTTCTCCGGTTCAATCAGGTGTGTATTCTTGTGGTTGTTAGGGTCACTGTTTCTTTCTTCGAGTTTACTTATATTGTACTGCATCAGCTCGTCTAGGGAGAAGTCAAAGTAATTGCAGATACCTGTAAGAAACCATAAGACATCACCTAGTTCATCTAAGAATTTATCTTCGTGGTCTTCAGTGATGTCCAATCGTTTAGTGTCAATCTTGTGCCAAAGATCACACACCTCTGCAGCTTCAAGCATAAGACCCCGAGCAAGGTAGTTCATTCCCATTTCTCGTACACGGGGAGAAGTGATGCCATCAACCCAATCGTGGTAGGCATCGATAGTAGGTTCACAACTCTCTTCTTCGATTGCATCGATCAATTCTTTAAATGTTTTAGTCATTGGATTCTTTCCTTCTCCAAGTTGATGTACCTTGTTCTGTGGGTTTAGACACCGCATGTCCCTCCTGTTCCACCGATCTCGCACACGTCGTTGAACTCTAGTCCTTCTTCAAACTCTTCTCCAAGTTTGTCAACTGCTTCGGTGTAAGGTACGGTCGTAATAGGTTGCCCACCTCTTGCTCCGTCAGGATAGCAGGTAAATCCTCGTAGTCTCGAAGCATACTTTGCGAGTGTTCGAGCGAAATCTTCACTTGTGATACCGGCCTTACGCTGTTCTTTTGCACTGGGTAGATTGATAGTACTCGAGATTGACATGTCCACGTAATCCTGTACATCCGCATTAAATTTAATCCTTCGTTCGTAATCTACAGCTAAGTCTGCTGCGGTTTCAATTTTATCCGGCTTAACACCGTACTCTTCGATCATAGTCTGAGCTACAGATTCTACGTTGTACTGATACTTCCATCGCGTACCTTCTGTAAGATACCTTCTTTTGTAAGCCACAGCATAAATAGGTTCAATGCCTGTAGTAGTACCAGCAAGCATACCAATAGTACCGGTAGGGGCAATTGCGCGATTAGCGACAGGGCGAGAAACACAAAGCTCGTCAGCGAACTGCATGCTAACGCAGTCTGACACCCCACGATAAACTCCCAACCATTGGTGAAGTTCTGGTGTGACTTCATACTTCATTCCTTTCTTGATGAGCCATTCATGGAGACCCATAATTCCCAGACCCAAGCGTCTATTCTTCTCTCGAATCTGCGCAACTTTATCATACGGCAGTTGAGCCACAAGAGTCCCGCAAAGGAGAAACTTAGTTGCAAGAGAGACAATATCAGATAGCTCCTCGATAGAATCAATCCGAGCAAAGTTAAGGCTACCAAGATTACATACGTCAGAGTCATCTGAAGACGTGACTTCTGTGCAAGCGTTACGTAGTGTCTCAGTCTCCTTGTCAAAGAAGTTGAAACTAAACCCCGGTTCCCCAGTTTGCAGAGCCTGAGCAACGTTTCTCTCGAATACTCCACCGACTTCTCCTGTCTTATTATAGTTCATCAACCAGTTCGTATCGTAGTTGACACTGATGTTAGTCATATCTAGTGGGGCGTGGTAGTTAAAGTCAGAAGCTTTAGCATCAGCTACAGTAAACCCAGTCCCTTTGATTTCTTGGTTGTGCCAGTCCTTTACTTGAAGAAACCAGTCGATATCACCATGAGAATGATTGAGACTAGCGTAAATAGCACTCCTGCGAATACCCCCTTGAATAACATTTCTTCCAATCTCATTAACCATGAGCATCTTTGGGATAGGCCCGGACGCACTTCCTCCAGTACGCCTAATAACAGACCCAGCAGGACGATAAACGCTGTAATCGATACCGATACCACCACCAGTAAGTAGGCATGACTCAGACTTCCAAGACATATCAGCCCAATCTTCACGTGTGTCCTCCTCAGCTTTCAGTAGGTAGCAGTTGTTAAAGAAAGGCATCTCACGTCCAGCATAGTAGAGGTAACGACCTCCGGGGATGAACTTCATATCCCTCATGTACACGTACAGTTGATGCTTCTCATCCTTTGTCAACCAGTTCTTACACACCTGCTCTACTAGAGTGTTGCATAGCTCTGGGTAGGTCTCTGCTCCCTTGTGTCGGTACTTATTAGCGAAAGTACCTTCACCTAGTTGGTTGCGGAAATCCCCAAGTGAAGGCTTCCAATTGAATTTGTCTTGTACACTCATATAGCGTTGGCTCCTAAGGCTTCTTTACGGTTGTTCACCTTGTCAATTAATCCCGGCAAGGCTGACCGAAGTATTCGGTGATACTGCAGTACACACGTACCATTTTTGCGCAGTTTGTTATGTTGGTGCTGAATAAATACGAAGGGAGAAACTCCCTTAGTCACCCAGAGAGTAGTCTTACGTATCCACCCATGCAGTTCAGCGTGCTTATTGTCTTTGTTAATAACTTCTAACTCTTGTGGGTCTTCGAATACGTGAAACTTTTTGAATCCGTTAGCTAAGTAGTGTTCTTCACTCGCTTTGTAACAACCATTCAAGTCCCCTTTCTTATAAGAGAAACCTCCGAAGGCCGACTCAACCTCGTGCATATCACTGGTAGCTGGGGTAGTTGTAACTCTGTGTGGTGTCTCATCACTAAACACCACAATAGACAGACACATAGCAACTAGGACTATAGTTACGTGTGAGAATCCTTCAGGTATCATCTTTCATCTCCAATCTATCCAACTCTCTGTTACGCCGTGCTCTGTTGTACAACTTTCCATTCTGTTTTACTTGATTACGGAAGGGACCAGTACGATCAAACAAAGCTTTGGCAATCAAGTTACGCCGACGTTTCTCTTTCAATTGCTTCTTCATCGTCTTCCTCTGGGATTTCTAGAAAAGGTGGTAGTTCAATCCACCCATTGTCAATCATTGTTGTTAGAACTTCTTCTTGGTCAATTGTACACCACTCCATTATCTCGGAGAATTCGAAGTGATCCAACAGTACATCTACTTTGTCACTTGTTCTCATCGTACTCTTTCTTGAGGGCGTCAATGCTAACCCATGTCAGGTCATACTGTCCGTCCTCTACATTGTTCTTTTCTACGATGCCGCTATGCCAGATGTCATTGACTACACCAGCCCAAGGGCTACGGTAATCTTGGTATACTCCACACACCAGACCCATGATCTTCTTATCGTTGGGGCCTAGTCTTACGCAATGATCATAAGTGTGTATATGGCCAGCAGTGCAAGACCCGAACTTCTTAGTAAGGAGAGAATAGGCCGGGTGCTCACCACCAAGGGGTCTCCCCATAACACCTGAAACAAAGTAGTGAGCATAAGAAATACCATCACTACGGTAAATACCTGGGGTTCCTGCATCATAATCAATCACTTCATCGTAAAAATATTCTTGGTTTAAATCATCAAGAGAGATAGTACCCTCTAGTTCTGGTTGAGCATCAAGTGCTCGTGTAATACGGTAGTCATGGTTACCTCTGAGGTACACTCGTTTGGGCAGCCGCTTCTTACTTTTCTTCAGGTAGTGCCACTGTTTCTCTTCGAAGTCTAGGTAGCTATCGATGTCAGCCTTGTAGTTGCGACCTGAGAATCTAGCTTTACCTTTATCGTGGTCACTAAGAGAAGGTAGATCAGGGCCATCACCAATGTGAATAACCTCATCTGGTCTACGATCCTTCAGATACTTACCCAACCATACAGCTCTATCGTTGTGGAACTCAGGGTGGGCATGAGTATCTGGAATTACAATGGTACGCTTACCCACGTGTCAACCATCCACTGAACATCTTAAGAATACGTGCGAAGAGAGATGCCTTAGGTTTACTTACTCGTGTTGGTTTAGTATCGAAAGCTTGAGATATACCAGCGAGGTAAGCATTAGCAAGAGCATCCAAACCAACCTTGTCAACCATACGACACTCAGCCTTCACATCACCGAAGAAAGGTTCAGTCAAGATAGCTGGTGCCTTACCAGTAATCAGTGATGCGCGACCACGCTTAACGTTACGATACTTGGTAACACCTAGGTCTTGCTTACCAGTACGGTTGTACAATGCACACACCATATCCTGTACATCATGAGCCATCTTAAGGGACTGAGCAGAAGGACCACTAAGCATCAAGGTACCACGAGTACGTCCATTACCTGCGTTGAAGTGCAGTTCAATAGAAGCATCGGCACCCCACTCATCTACCTTACCGTACACTTCTTTGATCTCTTTGGTGTACGATCCGCGTGGGACACGATAGAAAACCTTAGCCTGAATGCCATAATATTTTGCAAAATTCACCATGACCCCAGCTAAGTCTCGATTAAAGTCAAACTCCTGAAGATTAAAAGGGCTCTTAGCTACTACACCCTTAGCTTTCCTGTTGTGTCCTACTACAATTGCAAGTTTCATATCAAGTTTCTTTTAATCAAGTTATCATAGATTTCTTTAGCGAAGTGTTCAGGAAACAGATGATCCATTCTCATCTCTTTCAGTCATTGTAACCACTCCTTTGGCACCGCTGTACCTATGTGATAAGGGAATCCGTAGCGCTTGCACCAATCAGAGTACCGCATCTTCTTTGCGCCTACACACTTGTTGTCTTGAGGGAAGAGCATACGTATGTCGAGGTCTGGGTTAGTATTCTTCACGTGGCGCATCTTGGCCATGTCTTCTCTTCTAAAGTACCCCTTAATTTCGACGTATATTTTCTTCTTCCCGATTTGTATTACCAAGTCTGGTATGTAGTTGCGATGGATAGCTACCAAGTAAGGAAGCTTCTCTGATTCGTATTCGTACTTAGTCCCTCGTTTCTTCTTCGCCTTAACTAGGTTCTTCCACACTGTGGCTTCTAGCTTCGACTTGAACTCCGGGGTTTTCTTTCTCATTCACACTTTCAATCTCTTCTCTTGTCCCCTAGTGTCTCACCTTCTAGAGGTTTATAAGGTTTAGGAAATCCGTACATCCATCCACTTGGTGGGTCATAAATCATCAGTACTTCTTTCAATATCATTCAAGACAGCTTTTAAATCTTCAACAGTGTTGATAGCAGTATCCCAAAGAACCGTAGTGAACCCCATATCCATGTAGTAAGTCTCACCACCTGCTGGGTTGTTTTTCTTGTATATAACGTAACCACTGCCATCATCTTTTACTATTGTTATTTCATCCATCAATCTAACACACTCTTTTCTGGTACGTCTGGGGTTCTCTTGACAACAGTAAGGAAACGGGGTCCACTGGCGTAAAGGTATGTACGTAGACCGGGCCAGCAAGCCTCTTTAAAGTCACAGTACGAACATTGAGTAGCCAATTTCCTATTACCGGCCTTACCATCTGGAACATCTTGGAATGATCTGCCCGGGAAATCACCCTGAATGGCTTGTTTCTTATCATGAACATTCTTAGCAGCCCGTCCATCTCGCTTGGTTTCGTACACGTCGAGCGATATACTTGCGTGTTGTTTATCAATGGCGAGGAAAGCAAAGCGTGTCGGGTCGCAGTCTTCCGAGGCTTCATGGTACGCTTCAATCTGTGGTAGATATCCGAAGGGGTCATCATTGTACAATCCATTGTCTTTAAACTTCTTCATTGAGTAGGTGGAAGCAGACTTAACGTCAACCAGAACACCATCAATAACACAGTCACGACTACCACTGACACCGTCAAGCTCAAGTTTTGTTTGCTCACCTGTAACCTCGTGCTTACCTGTTGCTTTAATAAGAGTGATGATCATGGCTTCGATCAGGTCACCGTACAAGAACTTCAATCGTGTCTGTCCACGTAGAGGCTCACCCTTCTCAGGTTCGTTAGCCTTGAACCACAGCTTGCAACCCGGGCTACCTAGTTGTGACATGCTGAGGTCATTACCTCGATCTTGTCCTAGTTGTTTACGGAAAGCATCAGCCATGTTACGACCAAACTCTTCGTACACCTCATCAGGTATCTCGTTCTCATTCTCTAGTAGTTCGTAGATGTCTTCTACTACGTCTTCTAGTTTACCCATAACGTTTCCTTTATTGATTAGGGAGAGGGCTAGAACAGGTTTCCCCACTTAACGATCCCTCTATCACACGCTGCGTATGGACGAGCCTTCCTCTAAGCGAAACCCAATCTTAGTTTACCAAGGTGAGTCTACACCAATGGTCTCAGGCTTTTCGTAGGCAACAAGGTCGTGCACTTTCATACCTTCGAACTCGTGGCCCTTGCCCTTCTGTGTGTCGTACACTTTAACTCGAACGGTAACAACTGATCCGTTACCGATAAGAGTATCGCGAGGAATGTCCTTTCCCTTGTCGTCAACAATCTTAGGGAGACCAAGGTCAATGATCTCTTCTCCGAATGTCTTCATCATAGGACGACGAAGTTTAATGTACGACGCATCCTCGTCTTCGTCTTTGTACTTTTTCAACTGCAGACCGGACTCATCAAACGATCCCCAAGATTCTGCATCAGGGTAGAAGTCAACCGTAGTCTCTTCACCTGTACCTTCGTAGTTGCCAACAGCTTCTTGGACCTTAGCCCACTTAACGAAGCCCTTCATGTTAAGGTATGTAGTTGCCATTCTTAGTTAACCACCTTTTCCTCAGTTACTTCTTCAGCAGCCAAGACAAGATCATCATCTTCCTGCTCTAGTTTAAGAGTACCTTCCAGCACTCCGTCTACTTGTTCGTCAGTCAGTTGATCTTGGAACTCACGAACTTCAGCCATCTTGTACACGTTCACTACTTCAACTTCCTCTTGGTTCTTGAGGACTTTACGTGCCAACTCTTCAGCATGATCTGCATCAAAGGCAGCGACAGTTACTGTCACCTGTTGTGGCATGCGTGTAATGAACACGGTCTGTACATTCCATAGTTCACGCTCTTTGACAGAGGGTGTGTTACTTGTAATTTCGTTGGTCAATTTGTTTTCCTTTTGGTTAATCTCATACCTTATACTAATAGATTATCATGGATTCGTAGTCTTGTCAACATCAATCCACAAAAAAGTTAGGTTCATACCAGATTCTTACCTCGTTTTCTTTCCCACACTCACACTCAACAAAGATAGAATGGGGAAGGTGGCCGCGGTAATCTAACGAAGCGTATGAATCTATTGTGTTCTTTACTTCCTTAGTCATGACTAGTGCGTTTCCATCCAATTTGTTCCAATCTTGCAACCTCCGTCGAGGGGACAGTTAAGCTCCAGCATCCTTCCCACAGTTCGTAGACTGGATACCATGGCTTGTCCGGCGAGTTCAGCATCGTTTGTATTTCCTCTAACACTGCATTGCCACTCGTCGTGGACAAGGTTACGTAGTGTGTAGTCGATCCCCTCTCCATCTAAGTCCTCCATCCATTTGATTGTCGCCATCTTCATGACGCAAGATTCTCCGTTCTGCAAGTATCCTGCAAGCATAAGATGTTCGCTATCACAAGCGACCCGTCGTCCATCGAGACCCACAAAGTAACCCCGTTCGGCGTCTCTTGGTATGAGCACACTCTTGACATGAGATAGTCCAGCGTAAGACTCGACGAATTGATCACATGCGTGCTTTGCTTCTGCATTTGTGCAACCAAAGATTGAAGCAATCTTAGCTGTTCCTGCTCCGAGTAACCATGCATAGATGAAAGTCTTGGCCATGTTCCGACTTGCACAGACGGCACCCAACTTGCGCATATTAACAGTGTGTATATCGGTTCCATCTTCTTCCCTTCCTTCACATACAGCCTTGGTAAACTCTTCGTCGTTGATGTAGTGGGCTAGTATTCTTAGTTGTATACCGGAAGCGTCAACGCCCACAAGATACTCGCCTCTTTCAACTTCCCAGTATGCTCTGAACTGTTCACCATATTCAGAACTAACCCTCGGAATGTTGCCCATGTTTGGCTGTGAGTGGGCCATTCGGTGAGTCCAGGTACCGAGCCCTGTAAATCTACCGTGTATACATCCGGTGTGTTCGTTGTAGAGTCCGAACCATTCTTCGAGTTTGCTTTGTCTCGATGCAAGGAGCAACCATCGGGTAAGAAGTTTAGCGCAGTCACTTTGTGAGATAACTTTCTGCAGCTTCTTTATATCTCTCAGCCCATTCCAGTCTTGTGTTGCATTCGTGGCAGAGCAATCCACGTACATCTCCTGTGGTGTGACAATGATCGACCACAAGTTCTTTTGGTTCTCTACAAATTTCGCAACATCCTTCGACGGACCTAACCATTTCATTGTACTCTTCAATAGTGATGTCGTACCGTCGTCGCAGTTGTTTATCTTTATAGAAGTCTCTGTTCTTCCAGTAGTGTTGTCTGGCTCTAGTTCTTTTCTTATCTGCGTTACGTCTATAGTATTCTCTATTGTACTCTCGTTGTCTTTCGATATCTTTATACGGCATTCATCTAACCATAACCTTTCCTTTTCTACAGATGGAAGCGTACTTAAGTTCTCTTCGTTGACCTTCCATCCATACACCTCATAATACTCAAGCCGTTCTCGTCTGAATGCGGCCTCACGTTTGTTACGAGGTCTGATTCGTTCAGCATCTAAGTGTCCTTTAGTTTTGTCGTAAGGTTTCCATCCGTACTCATTGAGTCTCTCAACGACTTGCTTGGGTGATCGGGGATTGAACGGTACCCACTCCAGTAGTGAATAGGTTCCAGTAGGTACTCCGCCCACCGCATCTTTGTCTGATTTGGGGGCACTGAAAATTGAGAAGTCAGCTTTGTCATACCACTTGAATCCTGTTCTCGATATGGTTCCGTGTTTAGTATACTTGGGTGTGTGAACTTTAACACATTTGGTACGAGAAGGAAAAGCCTTAGGAAGTTCCAAGTCTAGTTGATCTATCTCGTAACATATGTCAACGTAATCTTTCTGTGCATTCAACAGGTTGAACTTGAACCCGTGCTTCGTCATGTTCTCACAGAAGATTTGTGTTAGGTGTTCAATCTTTACTGCTTGCTCGAACTCAGGCAGGTCTAACACCTTCTCCTTCAAGTGAAGGTACACCTTGAGGGTAAGCTCTACGTCCTGTACGCAGTAGTCCACCATCTCTTGGGTGAGCTTGGAGAAGTCATTGAAGTCTCCCTTAGGGAACCGGAACCTATCGCCCCACGACTCTAGTGAGTGTCCACCTTGCTGCTTGTAATGGTATAGCCTGCTGAGTATGAGGGTGTCGAGCGTTCTTTCATGTGTTCTAATATCACAAAGAAGTTCAATAGCGTCACAGTCATAACCAAGACCGTTGTGCATAATATACGTTTCAACATCTTTATCGTACTCCTTGAATTTCTCGGGGTATTTACTTGGGTTAAGAAACTTGGTTACCTCACCCGTGTCTACATCTTTACAGACAATCAAATGTATCTTCGTAGGCGTTAATGAGTCTGCCTCGATGTCACATACGACTGTCTTAGTCAAGGTGGTATGTCCTTTCAATTGCTACAATCTGAGAACCTTCGGGCGTAGTCTCCCACTTCTCTTCCTCACCTGTCTTCCTATGGTACACTCGAATCAATTGAATAGCTTTAGTCAGTGCTCGTTCGTAGTCCGAGGAACGGTTGCGCCAGTATTCAAAGTCTTTGACTAACATTGAAACGTAATCTTCGTGTATTTCCTGTGGTGTTTTCTTTACCATGGTGCCTCCGGTTCAGCGAATTTATCTTTAGGCATCTCACTCATAGTCAAAGACTTAGGATCAAACCACAGTGGGGTACTAGGTCCACTCAGTCCACCGAACCTGTTGCCTTTAACCATTAGTTGTGTAGTGTTACGTGAGTCAATAGACTTACCTTCAAGGTTACGTTCAAGGTGAAGGATAAGATCAGCAGCCTTAGAGATATTCCTACTGCCCCGTGTCTTACCATCATCGTTAACGTGGGACACAAGGAACAGTGTGAAGTCTAGTTCCATCACCATCTCTGCCATCTTGGTACTCAGGTAGTCCAGCTTCTTACGTTCGTCACCATCATCCTTGTGACCAGTAACCACCATGGTTATGTGATCCAGGAAAATAAACTTACAACCGCAAGCAGCAACCAAGTAACGCAGCACATCGAGAATGTGATCTGGGTCATCAGAGCCAAAGTGTTTATACAGATAGACTCTGTCAGGGTTGCCGTTAGTCGCCCGTTCAAATGCATTAAGCTGATCGCTAACGCTAACAGTACAATCAGGAAGATGTACGGGCTCACCCAACTCATAGTTAACAAGACGTTGTACACAGCGTTTCTCCGTTTCTTCTAGGTGAATGATACCAATGTTGTAGTCAGTAGTCTTGAGCAAGTGGTGTTCGATAGCACCAAGGAACTCAGTCTTGCCCATCTTCTCTTGTGCTGTAATAAGGTTGACCTCTTGTGAACGTATACCGTAGGTCATCTCATTGAGGTGGGGGAATGGGTAGGTCGCAATAGCTTCGGCATCTGAGGATGTGAGGATATCTTGCATCTCATCCACACCGTTAAGGATACCCTTAGGTAGGAACTTCTTACTGTTCCACCACAAAGATACGAACTCTTTAGCATCCCCAGCAACTAGGTATTCACAAGCATCCTTGTGTTTGTCCATCTTGACGTGGTAGATTTTGGTGATGTCAAACAACCTTGCAACCTCAGACACGACTTTCTGTCCGGGCTCATCGCTGTCGAAGCACAGGTAGATTTTGTCAAAAGAATTAATGAAGTCTCTCTCTTGTACACAATCTCGTGCTGCTGAACCTGCACCTTTGACGGACACACTAGGCCACTTACTCCCCAGCATTTGGAACACAGCCATGGCATCGTCTTCGCCCTCAGTGATGGTAATCGAATTGGCCATGCCCGAAGAGAAGAGTTCCCTTCCAAACAACCCACCACCAGACATATCTCCTTCAGCATGAAAACCCTTCTTCACTAGGTTACGAACTTTCATCCCCTCACCACCATGATAAGGGTACTCTACAGCAAAGGGCTTACCTTGTTCATCGATACGACACACACTACTATAGAATTCATGAGTGTCTTTAGTCAACCCCTTACGTGTCAAGTATTCACACGTGTATTGAATGTCTTTCAACTTATCTACCTCTTGCTTAGGGGTATCATACCCATAGTCTCGCATGAGTCCTCCTATAACATCTTAAGTGTTACCTTAAGTGTCTCTTAAGCTTCTCTTAGATTGTTTGTTGTTTATTGTAGGATTGTAGATCACATCTAAGGTATCACCTTAAGTGTTACCTTAAGTGTCTCTTAAGCTTCTCTTAGATTGTTTGTTGTTTATTGTAGGATTGTAGATCACATCTAAGGTATCACCTTAAGTGTTACTACCGATTATACTAATAGATTATCATGGATTTCCGGACCTGTCAAGGGATTTTTTCACTGTGTTGGTGACCCATGTACGTCTGTGATAGTTCCCTTCCTCGTCCTGTACTTCTACTACACCAAACTCTAAGAAAGCATCGTGGATATGGCCTTGACACTTGTTACAAATGTCTTGAGTACCGCGCATTAGATACACGTCAGACTCTTGTTCTTCGTAGAAATCTTCGTCACTTACACCAAAAATACTGTTACATGTAGTTGACTTATCACAAATTTCACATCTTGTCATAATTAGATACCTGTTTAAACGGACAGGGAGGGGGTCTACAGACGTTTCGTGTGTGTCCGGAGTACCAACCTACCTGTCCTTATGTTGTGTGTGTTCTATGAGGCTTAGAATAGGTCGACTCTTTCCACCATTGGAAGGTCCTCAGTCCAATCTTTACCACGTCCCGGCCTCTTAATACGGTCGTTAGTTGACAACTGGTAACCAAGGTCCACTGCCAAGTTCATGATGTCAGTCATCAGATAGTGGGGCAGAGAGTTGATCTCTTGCTCCACCATCTGATCGTGACTGGGAAAC